ATGTAAAGTTTCGCCCGCGCAACTTCCCCCACCCCTTGACACCCCAGTCACGTCGAGGCACACTGAGGCAATGAGCTATCTACCCCTACATCAAATGACTAAATGGAATGACCGCCTCGCGTTCGATGTCGCCCTGACATTGGAAGGCAGCGGGGAATCCCTGCAAGAAGTTGTGGTACGCCACGCCATCACAACCAACGACGTGTTGCAGTTTAACCAAGACCCCGTGTTCCTCAAAAAAGTTGAGCACTACCGTGATGAAATCCGCAGTAAGGGCATTACGTTCAAACTCAAAGCGCGCGCCCAAGCCGAAGAACTCCTGACAACATCATGGCTATTGATCCACGACCCCGCAGTTTCCCCGACGGTAAAGGCCGACCTGATCAAGTCGACGGTGAAGTGGGCAGGCTTAGAGCCAAAAACTGAGACAACTGCAGACAATGGTACCGGTGGTGTGAAGATCACAATCAACCTTGGCTCCAGCCCTGATGATGCCCGCACAATCGAGGCAACGATTATCCCCGAGGAGATAGAGGACGCTGATGCAATTACCTACGAACATTGAAGATTTATTCACGCAGACTTTCGAAGGGATGCGATCGGTAAAACTGGGCAGTGCTTCGGAGACCATCATGGTCGAAAATGCCCTTATGCGCGCACACCTGTCCTACCAAACCAAAATCACCCGCACAAAGAAACACGGGCGCCAGTTCATGGTCCTACTGATGGAGCCGACCCGTGGCGCTTGACATCGACTATACGCCCCCGCCCACGGGCAAGAAGTTCATGAACAGCAACGCCAAGATGCGCGCGCTCATGGGACCGGTCGGCTCGGGCAAGAGCGTTACCTGCAGCTTCGAGGTTATTCGCCGTGCCTCCATGCAGGAGCCCAACGCGCAGGGCGTACGCAAAACCCGAGCGGCTGTGGTGCGAGAGACGGCCCGACAGCTGCAGGACACAACGATCAAGACGTTTCTGGACTGGTTCCCGCCCGGGCAGTGCGGGCAGTTCATGCGCACCACCAAGACGTATTTCTTCAAAGTGGGGGATGTTGAGTGCGAGATTATGTTCCGCGCGCTTGATGATGCCGACGACGTGGCCAACTTGAACTCGCTGGAGTTAACCTTCGCGTGGTTCAACGAGTGCCGGGATATTCACCCCGACATCATGGACGCCATGTCCAAACGTATTGGACGATACCCCTCCAAAAAAGACGGCGGCCCAAGCTGGCATGGGATGTGGGGAGATACTAACCCCCCGACTATGGACAGCTGGTGGTACTACCAGATGGAAGGGATCGACCCGAAAGATGGTGTCTCGTCCAACAACAACGGCTGGGATGTGTTCAAGCAGCCATCGGGGCGAAGTCCGTACGCGGAGAACGTCGAGAACCTGCCCGAGGGATACTACGACACCCAAGGGCGATCGGAAGAATACATCCGGGTGTACATCGATGGAGAGTACGGGCTGTCCAGCGCCGGTATGCCCATATACAAATACTTCCGCACCGACTACCACATGGCCAAGATGTCACTGCGCCCATTCCTCAACGGCGTCCGGCCCCTTGTGATAGGGATGGACTTGGGGCTGACGCCCGCGGCGATTATCGGGCAGCAGGACCCAAGAGGGCGCGCGCTGATATTGGACGAGGCAGTGTCGTTCGACATGGGGGTGCAACGCTTTATGCGCACCGTACTCAAACCACTGCTGTACGAACGCTTCCCCGGGGCCCCCATACTTATCGTAGTCGACCCGGCGGGTACTCAGCGGGCGCAGACTGATGAGCGCAGTGCTGTGGATATTATCAAAGCGGAAGGGTTTAAGGTCATACCGGCCAAGACCAACAACGTCTCGGCACGGATCAACGCGGTCGATGAGTACCTGATGCGCCAGATAGACGGGGACTCAGGGTTCCTCGTAGACCCGCGATGCACTCAGCTCAAAGCAGCCATGATGGGCGGATACCGCTACAGGCCCAAGGGCGATGGGGACATCGACAAGAACAAACACTCTCACGTCGCTGAAGCGCTGCAGTACCTGATGCTGCACATTGGCAATGCGTCTGAGGGGCACACATTGAACCAACGGCGGGAGGTGAAGACTGTTTCCGCCTCGGGATGGACGTGATACTATAAAGCTCGTTAACTCCTGTTAATGTGCTTGTCCGTCCTTTCCCTCCTCACCAGAGGGCTTACCCCCCACAAACGGAAGTTCTGGGGGGTTTCTTTTTGGTTGACTGCCTGTATACTTATTGGTAGAACCTTCCCGTAGGTTAGTAACCTCAACCGAAGAAGTGATAAAATGGCTGGACTAACATTTTTGCGCGTCGTATCTAACTCCGAGATGATTAAGCAGGAGAAGGAAATTACCGATCGTGCATTACAAGAACGCCAGAATCAGGCCGTGATCCTCGGGCTGTCGGGGTATCTGCGCAAGTGCTGGGATGTAGCACGGCTTGCCAAGCGCCCCATCGAGACCAAGATGCTTGCCGCGATGCGCCAGCGCAACGGTGAGTACGACCCAAGCAAACTTGCACAGATCATAAAGCAGGGGGGCTCGGAAATCTTCATGATGATCACCGAGGTTAAGTGCCGCGCTGCAGAGTCGTGGCTTCGGGACATCCTGCTTGACGATGGCTCCCCACCATGGGACCTGCGCACAACCCCTATCCCAGACTTGACCCCCCAGCAGACCCAAGAAATCCAGAACGTGTTCGCGGAACGTGTGCTGCGCCAAGTACAAGAGCTTGGGCAGGCGCCAGACATGGAGCAGATGCGCCAGATTAAAGAGATGGTGGGGCAGGACTACCGCTTCTCCGTCATGCGTGAAGCGCAGCTACGCGCCGATAAGATGAAGCTGAAGATTCAGGATCAGTTTGCCCAAGGCGGTTGGGAGCAGGCGTTCAACGACTTTGTTACCGACATCGTGACGTTCCCGACGGCGTTCGTCAAAGGGCCGATCGTGCGTAGGCAGCGCACTTTGGGTTGGACGCTGAACGATGAAGGGCGTACCACCGTCGAGCCGACCGAGCGTCTGGCACCGGAGTACGAGCGCGTTGACCCGTTCCGCATATACCCCGAGCCGGGTATTACCAACATCAACGATGGATACCTGTTCGAGCTGCACCGCATGACCCGTATGGAGCTGGCCGACATGATCGGTGTGCCCGGGTACGATGAAGATGCGATACGCAAAGTACTCGAAGAGGGCAACGGTACGTCTTGGATCAACCAAGATGTCGAGCTGCAGAAGGACGAGGAAGAGCGCAAATACTACGCGTACATGCGCCCGACCGCAGAATACGACGCCCTTGAGTTTTGGGGTAAAGTCAGTGGTGCGATGCTTATCGATTGGGGATTGACTGCAGAAGACGTCCCCGACTCGGCACGTGAGTACGACGCCAACGTGTGGACCGTGGGTAATTACGTGATCAAAGCGGTGCTTAACTACGACCCGCTTGGAGAGAAGCCCTACGCCAAAACGTCGTTTATCAAGTGCCCGGGCGCGTTCTGGGGTAAAGGCATACCCGAGATCATCGAAGACCTGCAGAGCGTGTGCAACGCAGCGGCGCGGGCACTGGTGAACAACATGGGCATCTCCTCTGGCCCGCAGGTAGAACTGAACGTGGAGCGCTTGGCGCCCAACGAGGACATTACCAACCTCACTCCATGGAGAATCTGGCAGACGATCAACGATCCCACTGGGTCCAGTGCGCCAGCCATGCGGTTTACCCAGCCTGATTCACGTGCCACCGAGTTGGTAGCTGTTTACGAGAAGTTCAGCCGTCTGGCTGATGACCACTCCGGCATACCGGCGTACGTGTACGGCGACATGAATGTGCAGGGCGCAGGGCGTACCTCCTCAGGGCTGTCGATGTTGATGGGCGCTGCGGGCAAAGGTATTCGGCAGGTTGTGATGCACATTGATACCGACGTCGTTAAGCCGATCGTGGGGCGTCAGTTTGTGTACAACATGCGCTATGATGAGGACGAGTCGATCAAGGGAGATGTGGAGATCGTGGCCAAAGGCGCGATTAACCTTGCGGTTAAAGAGACCGTGAACATGCGCCGGATCGAGTTCCTCAACGCCACAGCCAACCCGGTCGATCTGGAAATCATTGGTAAGGACGGTCGCGCTGCAATCCTGCGCGAGATTGCCAAGGGACTGCAGATGCCATCCGACGACGTCGTGCCGTCGCGAGAGAAATCAGAATATCAGGGCCGTATCCAAGCCGCAGCAACCGCGCAGCAACAAGCGCAGGCGCCGCAGGGTACCCCTACGTTACCAGATGGAAGTCCTAAAGGTGGGCAGGAAGCAAACGTGATGGGGGGTGCGAGGTTATGATAAAACCTACGCCACAAGTCATCAAAGGTTTGGCCATGGCCGTGCGGCAATACCCCGAAATACTGGAGTGGCTGGACGGCGTATTGGCACATGAGCTGAAACGCTTACCTTGGGTCTTAGATCATTCGGCAATTGTTCAGGGGCGTTGCCAGATTGTTTCAGAACTCGTTGAGTTCGCCAAAGAATCCCCTAATCTCGCGGCAAAGTTATAACAACTCGCCGCACAATTACGCATACCGGTAGGAGCGTTAAGCATGGCAATTCCAGAGCAGATTCGTAAACAGACCGAGGCAGTACAGCAGTTGTACGCACAACTTAATGCTGATGACAGCGCAGGCGGAGTAACACCCCCAGCCGATGGCGTTACAGCAGGACCAAGTGCGACCAATATTGCGCCCGCCGACGGCAACACTGTCACGAATGAAGCACCTACACCTCCTGCCGATGAGCAAAAAACAGGCGGTGACAATGTTTCGGATGACACAGTTGTACAGAAGTACAAGACGTTACAAGGCATGTATAACGCCGAAGTCCCAAGATTGCACCAGCAAAATAGGGAACTTAACCAGCGTGTACAGCAGATGGAGCAATTACTTGCTTCGTTGCCTGCACAGAAAGAGCCGGTAGCCGTTGCCCCGCAAGTAGTCGATAAGCTCGTCACGGAGCACGACGTTGCAGAGTACGGAGAGTCTATTGATGTGATGCGTAGGGTGTCGCTGGAAGAAGTAAATCCACTGATGCAGCGTCTCACGAAGATGGAACAGCTACTAACTCAGATGCAGACTAATGTTGTCCCACAGGTTCAGGCGGTAGCCCAGCGCCAGCAGCTCAACGCAGAACAACAGTTCTGGACAGACCTCACTGGATTGGTTCCTAATTTCCGCGAGACTAACGCAAATGGGGATTTCCAGACGTGGCTTCTTGAAGCTGACCCGCTGACGGGCATTACACGCCAGACGTACCTTGATGATGCACAGCGCGCGCTTGACGCTCGCCGGGTGTCTAACTTCTTCCGAACTTGGCTTGAGACTACTGGACAAGCCGTTGATGCTCAACCAACAGGTCGCGCTACGAACCCTGAGTTGGAGAAGCAGGTTGCCCCCGGACGATCACGCGGATCGGGAACCCCTGCGGCTACAAACAAAGCGAAGGTATATAGCCCACAGGACATCCAGAAGTTTTTTGATGATGTCCGGTCAGGTAAATACAAAGGGCGAGAAGCGGACCGAGATCGAACTGAACGCGATATTTTCGCTGCACAACGCGAGAATCGCATTGTAGCAAACAGCTAAATTAAGGAGCTTCACCATGTCATATCCAGTCTCCCCCGGTAATCCCAATTACAGCGGCAACTTCATCCCAGAAATTTGGTCAGGCAAACTGATCGAGAATTTCTACGATGCCACCGTATTGGCGCAAATCTCAAACACCGACTACGAAGGCGACATCCGCCAGTACGGTGACACTGTGAACATCCGCACTACGCCGGAAATCACAATCCGTGACTACGTGAAGGGTCAAACCTTGGTCGTAGAAAACCCCGACAAGCCGAAAATCCAGCTGTTGATCGACAAGGGCGAGTACTTCTCCTGCGTAGAAGACGACGTAGACAAAGTGCAGTCTGATATCGTGCTGATGGATACATGGTCCAAGGACGCTTCCGAGCGTATGAAGATCAAGATCGACCAGCGTGTGTTGACTGACATTCTGCCGGGTGTTGACGTGTTCAACAAAGGTGGCACCGCGGGCCGTATCTCTGGTGCATTTAACCTCGGTACCACAGGCTCCCCGATCACTGTAACCAAGGACGGTGCATCCTCAACTGTGTCTGTTATTGACTTGATCGTCGATATGAACACAGTACTGGACGAAGCCAACGCGCCTGAGCAGGGCCGCTTCATCGTCATCCCTGCCAAGCTGGCTGGTATGATCAAGAAGTCTGAGCTGAGAGATGCGTCACTGACCGGTGACAGCGTGTCTCCACTGCGTAATGGCCGTCTGGGTATGATCGACCGCACCACGGTCTTCGTCAGCCACAACCTGTCGCGCTCGGGCACCGGCAGTGCTACCAAGTACAACCTCATCGCGGGTACCAAGATGGGCTTCACGTTCGCGTCACAGATGACGAACATGGAAACTCTGCGAAGCACCACCACTTTCGGCAACATTATCCGCGGCCTTCAGGTCTACGGTTACAAAGTTGTCAAAGGTGAGGCGCTGACCTCGGCTGTGGTAACACTGGCCTGATGATTGGGGGCTTCGGCCCCCTTTCCCTACCACTATCATTAGCACCTCTAATTTGTAAGGATATCTATCATGGCTACATATACTGACTCGTTGGGTTTTAACAAAGGTTCCGCGGCATTGCCTGCCAAGGGTACTGATCGGTCTACCGTGGTGTCCATAGTTCTGGACTTCCCGAAAATCATCGCAGCGCGCCTTGCTGCTGGCGCAACCGCGTTGGCCGCCACTGACGTACTGGAAGTACTACCAATCCCCGCAGGCACAATCGTGCGCGCGGTGGGTATGCAGGTACAGACCGTTGCAGCAAGCGGCACTATCGCTATCGGTGATGGCGCTGCAGCAGCGGGTTATCTGGCTGCAACAGTTGTATCCACAGCTGGCTACTTTGGCGGCGTACCAGTACTCGACACTGGCGCGTTTGCACCGACGTTGAGTGGCGGCAAGCGGTACGGCGCAACTGATACGATCGACATCACCATCGGCACCGCGGTCCCCGCGCTGGCTGTGGTACGTGTATTTGCAGAACTTGTGGATGTCACGGCCTAAATATAGTATGTACAAAAGGGGGGCGTTTAGCCCCCTGATTGTCAGGAGGAAGTGATGCCAACCAATCTCACCAGTAGTACGATTGCCAGTACGTTCGGCCAGTTGCTGCATATAGACGGCGGTCCCGCAGGTACCGAAAAGATTGTCTACAGCGCTACGGGTGTAGCAACAGCGCTAAAGCTCGGTACAACTTCCGCGTCAGTGGGTAACATACGCCTTAGCGGTAATGTTATTTCAGCTGTATCCGGGGTACTAACACTTGGAGCGGCGATTGGGTTTGAGAACGCAGTAGCGGCGCGTACGGCCATGGGGTTGGGGACACTGGCCACACAGGCAGCAAATAACGTCAATATCACCGGCGGCACTGTAACGGGCGTGTCTTATACTGGGACAGTACCGTTCAACAACATTATAAATCTGGCGTATGCGTCGTTCTACGATGCCGGTACTACAGATCAGACAGGTAGTACGACTGCTCGCACCGCCGTAAAGTGGGCGACAGCAGCGATAACAGGCGCGGGCATCACCGTCGCGAGTAATAGCCGAATCACACTGACTGCAGCGGGAACTTACCGGGTTAACGCCAGCCTGCAGTTCGTCAACAATGTCAACGCAGTGGTCACCGTTGACTTCTGGTTTGCCAAAAATGGTACAAATATCGCAAGTTCTGCGGGAAGGCTGACCGTACCTAAGTCCTCAGAAGGCGGGACAAATATCCTCGCATTCGAAATATTCGAAACCGTAGCCGCTGGGGATTATTTGGAATTGTATTGGCACCCGTCTAATGTCTCTGCCAGACTGTACTATATCGCACCGCTTGCGGAGATTGTGGGGACACAACCAGCTATCCCTGCAGTACCCCCAGCTATCGTCGTTGTTCAGAGGATTGCATAATGGCTAAGACACCAGCATGGACCCGGAAAGAAGGTAAAGACCCCGACGGTGGATTAAACGCCAAAGGGCGGGCGTCATACAACAAGGCGAACCCAGATAAGCCCGGGCTTAAAGCTCCACAACCGGAAGGGGGTCCAAGGAAAGATTCATTTTGCGCCCGGATGAAAGGGATGAAAGCCAAGAATACGAGTGCTAAAACCGCGAACGATCCGAACAGCCGGATCAATAAGTCATTACGAGCATGGAAATGCTAAGAGGAAAAAATAATGAGTACTATGTACATACGGGTTAGGAAAGACGGAACCATATACGACTTCAATGAAATTCTGGCGAAGAATCCTGAATGTGAAGTAATCCCAGAAGAGATGGCGTTCCCGGAACGCTTTATACCGGAAGCATCCAAAGGTAGGCCAAAGCGAAAGGGAGCGTTAAATTTGGAGACTGCTGACATTCCAGAACCTCCTGTGTATACTTCTCCTGAGTTAGCCGCTGAAGCCGCTCATGGAATGCCATAATGACGCCTGCCGAAGTAATCACCGAAGTACGAGGTCTTATACAAGACACGAAGACCCCGACGCGTTACAGCGATACGGTGCTACTCGGCTACGTCAATCAAACGCTCAAGCGCATGGCGATGTTACGCCCTGATCTGTTTGCGGTCATCGCAAATTTCCAAACCACCCCCGATAATGTCCTGCAAAATTGTCCTGCCGATTCGATGCGATTGATCGAAATCTTTCAGGTGCAGGACGGGGGGTCGGTCACAGAAGTAAACCGCGAAACACTTGATCGGACAGTACCAAATTGGCAGTCACACACCCCGGGGCAACCGGTTAATTTTATGCGGCATGTCCGCAACGCAAACCGGTTTTTCCTATACCCCCGCCCTGCGTATGGGGTTGTTCTTGTTGGGGAGTACTCACAAACACCCGCCAATTACACCCTCAACCAAGAAGTAGAATATCCGATCGACGCGTATTTCCCAGCAGTCGTCGACGGCGTAGTGTTCTTGGCGGAGTCTGTGGACGACGAACACGTCAACACTAACAGGGCCAAGTTGTTCCAAGATTCGTTCATGCAAGCCCTTGGAGTATCCCTGCAGGCGCGCGTAGTCACAGATACAGAGTCCGGGGGGCTAGATTCGCGGCTGTACCGAACTGACCCGAGGCAGGTGATTTGATGGAGCGTACTTTTGAGTCACTTATCCCGAGATTGCAGCCTTCCGTGCCGGGATGCCCACACGCTACCATTGCGCAATATGTGCGCACCAGCGTAATCAAGACGTGTGAGCGGACGTTAGCATGGCGCTACGCACAAACTCCATATACGTTGAATCCCGGGATACCGACATACGCATATCAGAAACCGGCGAATACAGACGTACACGCCGTGTTTCTTGCTACTGTAAATGGGCGGCCACTGGAAGTTCTTACGTTGGATCAAGCAGTACAGCGGTATCCAGAGTGGGCCGACCTGTATAGTGGAGTCCCGTTTGCCGCCCTGTGGGTGGGTAGCGGGGCGTTTAATGAAGACGCATTTAACGAACAAGGCTTTAATGCGGGTGCGCAGTTTGTATTGTCAGATGAGGCTTTAGCGAAAGCCTCCGACCCACGCATTATCACCCAGATTTCCCCGGATCAGTTTGTTGTAATGCCGCCACCTGATGCGTCCCGTACGTACACGCTGCGAATGATCTATGCGTTGAAGCCTACGCGCTCTGCGACAGGCATACCGGCAGTTATATTTGACGAGCTGGAAGATGCTATTATGCACGGGGCGCTCCAAGAACTTCTGGTGATACCCGGTATGGCGTGGAGCGATCGAGAATTAGCCTCATATCATGCGAGGCAATATACATATCACGTTGCGGAACGAAGGGCGC